TAATCACTGGTTCTACGGAACCAATGGCTATTGCCGCCTCGTGGGTCAACCTGGCATCGGATCTTATGGTGTCTATGGCCTCTATGGCCCTCTAGACCCGGGGTTTTGGTTCGGTAGCACAAGCTACTCCATTGCCTCTTATGACAGCGTTGCGTATGCTCGCTGCATAAATGAAGCACTTGCGCGTGTAGCTGATCGTAGTTGGGAGGCCGGCACCGCCTTAGGAGAAGGACGAGAGTCCCTTCGTATGGTGGTTGACCGGGTCACAACAATCGGAAGAGCGATTCGTTATGCTCTTCGCGGTCAGTGGGGGGGAGCCCTGCAAGAACTCGGGCTCCTCAGGACGACCAACGGGCGGCGTGCCCGTGAGCGAGCAATTCGCTCTGGTCGAGTAGGCGATAGCTTCCTTGATACCTTGAGCCGTTTCTGGCTTGAGATCAAGTATGGCTGGTTACCTCTCCTTTCAGACATCCATGGCGCCATTCAGGCATTACAAAATACCATTCCCAAGTTGCGATTTGCCGTTCGACGGCGAATCCTGTCCGCGCCTGCCGTGAGGCCTGCGCTTTCGGGATATCACACTTGGGACCTGAATGTGACCGGAAATGTCTTCGTGGAGACGAAGCTTTTCGGTAAAGTGGACGATGCTAACCTTGTGCTGCTAAACAGCCTTGGTCTCTTGAATCCCCTGCAAGTTGCTTGGGAACTAGTACCGTTCTCCTTCGTTGTTGATTGGATTCTTCCTATCGGAAGTTTCCTTGAGGCATCGACTGGCACCATCGGCACTCAATTCGACTCTGGATACACGACATATGGTCTCAAAGTCCAAGAGAGATTAACTTTTCTCAAGGATTATGCACCTTTTGGCACGAACACCATAACTAGCCGTTCGGGATCTTTTCCGACGGCGACGCTTAAGGTGCGCTGCGTCAAGCGAGATGTCCACTATTCGTGGCCACTCTGGCTGCCGTACGTCCAGTCTCCTTTCACCCGTGACTCCAATGTTATCTCAGCATTGGCGTTACTTTATCAACTACGAGGGCGATAAGAGTCGTCTTCACATCAAGGAGCTTCGGCATGCCCGAACTTCAGTCTCTGGTCCTCACGGATCGGACCCCCGGTACCCCTCTCAACTACACCTTCACCCCGTCGGATTACAATCCGGCGACGCGTGTGGGCACAGTTGTTTCTGGGTCCGGCGTTCCCATCGGGAACAAAGTGGCAACGGTCATGTGCAAGCGCCAGCCTTCGGGCCGGTTCAAAGCACGTTTCACCCTTGCCGTCCCTGTCGTTCAAACGGAGACCATCAGCGGCATTGCCCGCCCGGTTGTCATCCGTACGTCGTACTTCACCGGCGAGATCATGTTCGATTCATCGAGCACGACCCAGGAACGCAAAGACTTCATGGGGATGATCCAAAGTGCTTTTGGCATTTCGGCAACCCTTGTGAATGATGCGTTCGTGCACCTCGAAGGTGTTTGGTGATGCGGGTCCTCCTTGGGATCTGCGTCCTCGCGGTATGTGTTTCGGCATGTTCCGCGAGTACTGGTGAGCAGGCTTCTGCCTGCATCAACCGTCTCCTCGGGGCTGGGAGTGATCTCAGCCTGGAGACGAGTTGCAACCTGTAGCCATAGGTAAGCTAATCCCGGCTTGCCTTAACATCGATAGGGAATGAACCCATGATGGAAAAGCGACCGCATGAGCGGCGCCAGGCGAACACCCGCAAGGGTAAGGATCGCAAAGATCCGTTCGCTGTAGCTCCTGCCTTGTGGGCAGAGGTAAGTACTGATTTAGATAAACTCCTTTCGGAGGTGGGCGGCGTGACTGCCGACTATCTCAGGACTGAGTGGAAGCGTAAGCTTCTCGATCCAAGTCAGGTTACTGCTGATGCCCGCAAGTCCGCAGCCATAAGTAAATGGCTTAGGATCGAGGAGCGTAACGCTAGGACCAACCAGAGACTATTGTTATGTCCACTTGACGAAGGCCGCCTTTTGGGCGGCATTAGTCTTCATAGTGTGATTGACGGGGCCCGACGTATCATTCTTGATACGATCGGAGAAGCGCCAACCCTTGAAGCCTCGATACGCTTTACAGGGGGGGCGTCGACCTCAGTGAAACGAGGATCCGGATCAATAGCTCGGAAGCTACTTAGCGGACGGGATGTCACTGAGACAGCTTGGCCCCATGTCGCAAAACTGATTAACCACGAAAAGGAGGTAACTACAAATTCCTCCACCTTGTGGCGTCAGCTGAGAGACTGGGATAGCCCCGTATTCGTACGGGGTAACGAGTTGTTCACAGTCCCGAAATCGACCGAGATCGATCGGTGTGCGGCTAAGGAGCCGGACCTGAACATGCTCATCCAGAAAGCGCTTGGCAATGCTATACGCAAAGCCTTACGTCGTAAGGGTGTTGATCTCAACGACCAAACAAGGAACCAACGTTTAGCCTACGAAGGCTCGGCGAAGGGTAACTTGGCTACGTTAGATTTGAGCAGCGCAAGCGACTCACTGACAACGCAGTTGGTCTACACACTTCTACCTCTTGATTGGGC